CAATTACTTTGTACATTCACTAAACGAAATAAATTTTATGAAACAGTTAATATAATAATTGAATGTAATGATATTGTATTTGATAAGGTATATGTATTTCAGAATGAACTTGATCAACATCAATTAATTTGTACTTATAATGTAGAATATGATGAAGATTATATTGAAGGTATTCCAGATACAATTTCATTACATAGAAAAAAGAATACAAATACCCTTTATACGATTAATGCACTAAACGATGTTATCAGAGAATTAAATGATGGTAAGTTAGATAAAACATTTCCGATACCCTGGGAAAATTATAAAAATTGTTTATTGTTAACAAATGAAAATGGTTTCACTAAAATACCAACCAGAATTTATACCATAGTAGATGTAAAAACTTGGGATAGAGATAAAAAATAAAATTGTATTTTCGAGGGTTCGATTATACTTATATATGAATCAAGGTTATACTTGATTAAAAATTAAAAAATGAATAATAAAAATAGGAGATTGAATAATGGACTTAAATGCAATAAAAAAACGTCTTAATCAACTTAAAACAACAAACAATCGCACATCCAATCTTTGGAAACCGCAACCTGGTCAACAGGTAATTCGGATAGTACCTTATAAACATAACAAGGAAAATCCTTTTATCGAATTATATTTTCACTATGATATAGGTGGAAAGTCTTATCTTTCACCACAGTCATTTGGTCGTCCAGACCCAATTGAAGAGTTTGCACAGAAACTCAAATCAACTGGTTCAAAGGATGATTATCGTCTTGGTAGAAAGATTGAAGCTAAAATGAGAACTTTTACACCAGTAGTAGTTCGTGGTGAAGAGAATCAAGGGGTGAGATTTTGGGGATTCGGAAAAACTGTTTATCAGGAATTACTTAGTATTATAGCAGACCCTGATTATGGAGATATTACTGATCCAACGAGTGGTCGTGATGTTGTAGTTGAATTTAAAACAGCAGAAGAAACTGGAAAATCTTTTCCATCAACATCTATTAGAGTCAAGCCAAATCAGACCGTAGTTACCGAAGACGCGGCTGTTTTAGAAACCATAAAGGAAACTCAAAAAGATATTCGTGAGGTTTATAATGAAATGACTTATGAAGAACTTACGGATGCATTAAATGGGTATCTAAAAGGTGGTTCTACTGATGAAGAATCAGCTACTAAAGAATCAACTTCTTTACCTGAAACATCAAATTTTGATGCTAAGAAAACAGCTGATGCATTTGACGACTTATTTAATAAGTAAACTAAAAAATGGGGGAGTTGAAGGCTAGGATAAAACCGCTTAGTCAAGGTTACCGGACACTCCCCTAAGTTATAATTTAATCGGAGAAAACATATGTCAACACGAGATGAATTGGCGGGTGTATTAGCTGAAACCTTAAATAAACAATTCAAAGATATGAAAGTTGCTTATTTTTTGGATGGAACGGATATAACACCCACAGATATAAAGGAGTTTGTTTCAACAGGCTCAACAATGTTAGATTTAGCAATTGCTAATAAACCTAATGGTGGAATTGCAGTTGGTAGAATAACAGAAATAAATGGTTTAGAATCAAGTGGTAAATCACTACTTGGTGCTCATATATTAGCAGAAACTCAACGTAAAGGTGGAGTAGCTGTTTATATAGATACAGAAACTTCTGTTAGTACTGAGTTTCTTGGTGCAATAGGTATTGATGTGGAAAGTATGTTATATTTACATTTAGAAACAGTTGAAGCGGTATTTGAAGCAATTGAAGAGATTGTTGTAAAAGTTCGTGAATCAGATAAAGATAGATTAGTAACTATTTTAGTAGATTCTCTTGCTGGAGCTACTACAAAGGTAGAGTTAGAAGCAGATTTTGATAAAGATGGTTGGGCTACAGCAAAAGCAATTATTATATCAAAAGCTATGAGAAAAATTACTCAAATGATTGGTAGACAAAAGATAGCTCTTGTTTTTACTAATCAACTTAGACAGAAACTTGGTGTAATGTTTGGAGACCCGTGGACAACAAGTGGTGGTAAAGCATTACCCTTTCATGCATCTACACGTATTAGATTGAAAAATCTTGGTCAAGTTAAAGATACTAAAAAGAATACTATTGGTATGAAAATGAGAGCTCAAGTTGTTAAGAATAGACTTGGGCCTCCAATGAGACATGCTGATTTTGAGTTATATTTTGAAACAGGTATTGATAACAATGGTAGTTGGTTAACTGTTTTAAAAGACCATAATTTGGTGAAACAAGGTGGTGCTTGGTACACTATGGAAAATCATGAAGGAAAAGAATTAAAATTTCAATCTAAAGATTGGTCAAAACAATTAGAAGATGAGAAATTTAAAGAACATTGTTATAAATTAATATGTGGGAAAAGTATTTTACAATATGATAAAAATTTTGGTATAGATGATGTAACAGTAACAGAAATTTTAGATAATGAATAGAAAATATCTCTCTATTTTAGAAGAGATAAAATCTAAAGGCGGTAAAATAGATAGTGGTGAACCTAATGATAAAGTACTTATAATAGATGGTCTGAATACTTTTATAAGGGTATTTAGTGTTATACCAACTACTAATGATGATGGTATTCACGTTGGTGGAATAGTTGGTTTTCTAAGAAGTATTGGTTATACTATTAAAATGATCAGACCCACTCGATGTATTATTGTATTTGATGGTAAAGGTGGGTCTGTACGTCGCCGTAAAATATATCCTGAGTATAAACAAAAAAGAAAAACAAAATATAGAGTAAATCGAGCATATGATTTTGCATCCCAAGAGGATGAGAAACAAAATATGATAATGCAGTTACAGAGAGTGGTTGAATATTTAGAAACACTTCCTGTAACTGTTTTATCTTATGATAACATTGAAGCAGATGATACGATTGGTTATATTTGTAGACAAGTTCTTACTGAATCAGAGTTAACAGTTATGTCTACTGATAAAGATTTTCTTCAGTTGGCAAACAGTAGAATAAAAGTATGGAGTCCAACTAAAAAGAAAATGTATGATGAAGATACTGTGTTAGATGAGTATGGTATATCATCTCATAACCTTATATGGTATAGAGTATTAGATGGAGATAAGTCAGATAATATTCCTGGTGTAAAAGGATTAGGATTGAAAACTATACAAAAAAAATTACCGTTTTTGAGTGAGAATCGTATAGTTGAGATAGATGAAGTTATTACAGAATTACCAGAATCTAAAGAAATAATAGAACGAAATTATAATTTGATGCAATTATCAGACGTAGATATTTCTGGTTCTACAAAAACAAAGATAATAGAAAAAGTTAATGAACCGATTAATAGATTAATAAAATATAAATTTCAAACAATGTTTTTAGAAGATAAGTTATATAGTGCATTACCAAATGTTAATAGTTGGTTACTTACTAATTTTAATCAATTAAACCAATACGCTGAAAAAACAAATGAAGATGTATAAAAAAATATTACCATTAGATGATAATGAAAAAGTTGTAGATCAATTTGGTTGGTTACCAGTTTCTATTATTGAACCAGAAAGACAAAGTAAAAAACAATGGAAGAATGCATATTTAAATGATGGTATAAAAGAACAAAGAAGAAGTGATGATGCAAAATATTTAAGTGGTCTTGGTTTTAGTGAATTTCATGCAGGATTGACTGAAGATATTTTGTCATATTGGTCTGTAGTGGATAGTGTAGTTGTTGACCCGTTTGCTGGTAGATTAACAAGAGCGTTTGTGAGTTCAAAACTTGGTAGAAAATATTATGGATATGATATAGCACCAAATACAGTTAAAAGAGTTAATCAACATTTGACAAAACATAACTTAGACGCTACAATTTATTTGGATGATGGTTGTTATATGAGACAAACACCAAATAATTTCGCAGATTTAGTTATGACTTGTCCACCATATCATCAATTAGAAAAATATGAATCTGTAGAAAATCAACTATCAGATATAAATGATTATGAAACATTTTTGGGAATGATAGAAATATGTGCGGTAAATATAAAAAGAGTTTTAAAATCAGGTGGATTTTTAACTTGGGTATGTGCAGATTGGAGAGATGGTATAGAATTCAGGCCATTTCATTCGGATTGTATTAGATTGTTTAAAAAAGTTGGTTTTAACTTTCACGATTTAATAGTTATAAAAAACAAAAGTCCATTTGCAAGTATGCAAATTGGTAAGGTTGCATCTAAAAGATATACAAGTAAAATACACGAATATATTTTGGTATTTAGAAAAGAAGGTGAATTAGATTATCCATCAGAGAAAATTAAGGTTTTTGGAATTGAGAAGTTTTTATAATGAGTGAAACATTAACAAAATACGGAACATCATTTCAGTCTAAAATTTTAGCATTATTATTAAATAATACAGAATTTATACAGACTATTAGTGATATTTTAACACCACCAATGTTCGATAGTGATGCGAATAAGTGGTTAGTTAATACTATAATACAATATTATTATAAATATAAAAAACAACCAACGTTAGAAGTTTTAAAAGTTATGATTGGAGAACTTGATAATGATGTTTTGAAAGTTTCAGTAGTAGATAAATTGAGAGAAGTTTGGAAACACAATGAAGCTACAGATTTAGAATTTGTTCAAGAACAAACTTTGGATTTTTGTAAAAATCAAGCGTTAAAAAATGCTATTATAGAATCTGTTGATTTATTAGAAAATAAAGATTATGATTCTATTAAGAAAATTATTGATACTGCTATGAATGCAGGAGCATCAAGAGATCTCGGTCAAGATTATATTGAATCACTTGAAGTTAGATTAACAAAGTCAAGTAGAGATACAATTGAAACGCCGTGGGATGTTGTAAATGAAATTATGGATGGTGGTTTAGGTAAGGGGGAACTTGGTGTTATTGTAGCACCAGCGGGTATTGGTAAATCTTGGACACTTCAAGCGTTAGGTTCTGGTGTTATTAAAAATGGTAAAACAGTTGTGCATTATTCATTAGAATTAAATGAGAATTATGTTGGTTTAAGATATGATTCTATTTTTTGTGGAGTTACAACAGCGAATATTAGATATTATAGAGAAGAAGTTGAGAAAAAAATTAGAAATTTAAAAGGGAAATTATTAATAAAATATTTTCCAACAAAATCAGCATCAGTTCAAACAATTAGTGCACATTTAAAACAAATTGAATTAAGCGGTGTTAAACCTGATTTAGTTATTGTTGATTATGCTGATATATTATTACCACTTGGACATTTTAGAGAGAAGAGACACGCACTTGGTACGATATATGAAGATTTGAGATCTGTAGCTGGAGAATTAGAAATTCCTATTTGGACAGCCTCACAAGCAAATCGGTCAGCGTTGGAAGAAGATGTGATTGGTGCTGATAAAATTGCGGAAGATTATAGTAAAGTTATGACAGCTGATTTTGTAATGAGTATGAGTAGAAAAGTTGAAGATAAAATAGCTAACACAGGTAGGTTTCATGTGATAAAAAATAGATTTGGCATTGATGGTATTACTTATCCTTCTACAATAAATACTAATATTGGACTTGTAAAAATACACGAAAGTAGTTCAAGATCTGGAAAAATAGTACAGGGTAAGATGGATAATAAAGAAGAATTTTTAAGAAAAGAATTAGCTAATAAATATAAAGATATGGGTAAGAAAGTAGAGGGGTTTGAGTAATAGGATTTAATATATATTATATTTAATATTGTGGTTACGTTTATTGGTTATTAGAAAACGTATATAATAAAAGGAGAAATTTTAAGTTGTCTGAAAAGTTTACATTGTCGAATAATTTTGTGAATAAATATAAAAGAAAAAAACCACCATTTGGTTTTAATGGTTTAGGTGAATTAGTTTATATGAGAACCTATTCAAGAATTAAAGAAAATGGAAAAAATGAAAGATGGTGGGAAACTGTACAAAGGGTTGTAGAAGGTACTTATTCAATGCAAAAGCGTTGGATTGATTCGCACAGTCTTGGTTGGAATCCCTGGCAAGCTCAAGCTTCAGCTCAAGAAATGTATGATCGAATGTTCAATATGAAGTTTTTACCGCCTGGTCGTGGATTGTGGGCTATGGGGACAGCTATTACAGAAGAAAAGGGATTATATGCAGCTCTTAACAATTGTGCATTCGTATCTACTTCCACACTTAAAGAAGATTATTCAAAACCATTCTGTTTCCTTATGGATGCAAGTATGTTAGGTGTTGGTGTTGGTTTTGATGTAAAAGGTACAGGAGAAATAATGGTTAAATCTCCTAATAAAAATAGAAAGAGTGAACAATTTGAAATACCTGATACAAGAGAAGGTTGGGTAGAATCATTAAAATTACTTTTAGACTCATATTTTCATGGAACAAGTGTTGTTTATTTTAATTATGATATAATTAGAGGTGAAGGAGAACCAATCAAAGGTTTTGGTGGAGTATCGAGTGGACATAAACCATTAAAAGAAGTTCATCAGGAAATTAGAAAAGTATTAGATAAGAATATAGACGAACCAATTACAACTACTACAATTGTTGATATAATGAATCTTGTGGGTAAATGTGTAGTTGCTGGTAACGTAAGAAGGACTGCTGAAATTGTTTTTGGAGATCCATACGATGAAGAATATTTAGATTTAAAAAATTACAAAGTAAATAAACATAGAGAACAATATGGTTGGACTTCTAATAATTCAATATATGCAGAACTTGGTATGGATTATACCGATGTGTGTAAAAGAATTACAGACAATGGAGAACCTGGATTTGCGTGGTTAGAAAATATGAGAGGTTATAGTAGATTAAAAAATGGTAGAGATAATAAAGATCACAGAGCGGCAGGTGGTAATCCTTGTTTAGAACAAACACTTGAATCATATGAGTTGTGTTGTTTAGTGGAAACATTTCCAACAAATCATGATACATTAAAAGATTATTTAAGAACACTAAAATATGCTTATTTGTATGCGAAAACTGTAACACTTGGTAAAACACATTGGCCAGATACTAATAGAGTTATGTTAAGAAATAGAAGAATTGGTTGTTCAGTAAGTGGTGTTGCACAGTTTATTACAAAACAGGGAATGGAAGAATTAAGAAAATGGTTAGAAGAAGGATTTGAAATTATACAAGAGTGGGATAAGATGTATTCAGATTGGTTAGCAGTACCACGTTC